CTTGACCCATGACTTCTCCATGAACAAGTCTGAGATTAGGATTTCGATAAGCATGGTCTAAAAAGTATTTACCATTTACTTGATAACAGTCTCCAAAAGCTGAAGCTAGTTTCTTCATCTCAGAGGGTCTTACTCGTAATTTCTTCTTGGGCAACTCATCAAAGATTTCCAAGTTCTCTAAATAACGCTCCGCTATTACTTCCGATAATTTCATAAGAGTGTCTCCTTTTCTTGTATATATATTTACAACTCGAAGATCATAAAAGGATAACACATGATATTAGGACTAGACCCTTCTCTCAGAAACTTTGGTTGGGTACTGATGGAAGATGACGGCACTTTCTTAGATAAAGGAATGATGTCTACTAAAGCAGATATGGTTTTTATTAAAAGATACATATACCTAAGAGATGGGCTTAGAGAAATCATACAGAAAGTCAGAGCAGACCACCCTGATAAAACACTAAGAGTGGGTATCGAATCGCCTATCTTTAATGATCTTTATTCAGAGGGTATGTATGGGCTCTTTCTTTATTCAAACGAAGCTTTAATGCTTGAAAGAGTCGATACAGTTTATCTTTCCCCTAACCAAGTCAAAGCTCATGCCTCCGTATTTCTTAACCGCCCAAAGGGTTGGAAGATGGTCAAAGGAGATATGGTCGATGCGGTGAAGCAAGCCACTGAGGGTCAAGGGGCGAAGAGATGGAATCACCATCAAGCTGACGCTTATTGGGTAGGTAGAACAGCAGGGAGATTTTGGCAACTTATCGAAGGTACAATTGAAGTAGCTGATTTATCAGAGTTAGAAGCTAAAACTTTCACAGCTTATGAGAAGTTTGTGAGAGGAAAGAAGGCAGGCAAAGTAAAAAGAAAAGGCATAACGTATAAGGAAAACGACAGGTTTTTCAAATGGTCTGAAAATTAGTGTAAAAAACAGATCGGATTTGACTTTAATCTTATATATAAAGAGGTGTCCTCATTCACTTGAAAGGAATAAAGATGGCAAAAGCAAAAAAGCCAACGAAAAGAAAAACAGATTTAATGTCAGCCGCAAAAGTGGTAGCGGGTGTCTTGAAAGAAGACCATGTTGTGACTCTTGATCCCAACAGCCTTAAAGAAAGTCGCCCTCACATTTCATCAGGATCTGTTGCCCTTGACTACCTTATTGGAGGTAAAGAGAATGATCAAGGGGTTCGCCCCTGCCCTGGAATCCCTAAAGGAAACATTACTAATCTTTATGGATTAGCAGGTGCAGGAAAGACTACTATTGCCCTTCAGACTGCCGCTGAGACCTGTAGAGAAGGTGGTACTTGCGTCTATATAGATTGGGAGCATGAGGTTGATCACAGATACGCACAAGCTCTTGGAGTACCTATCACCGACACTTCAAAGTTTCTCTTAATCCAACCCGATACTCTTGAAGCAGGTCTGCGTTATATCTTCACGATGGCACAAGCAGGTGTTGACCTTATTGTAATCGACTCCGTAGGGGCCGCAGTTCCTAAAGCGTTCTTTGAGAAACAAGATGACGGACCTGCACCTGTTGGACTCAATGCTCGACTTTGGTCTGCGTATCTGCCTAAGATTAAATCAAAAATCAAAGGTAGTGAAACAGCGATTATCGGCATTTCACAGCTTCGTGAATCAATCGGGGGGATGACTTCTTTCGCAGGACCTAAAAAGATCCCTCAAGGTGGGAAGGCTTGGTCTTTCTATTCTACCCTTCAGATTATGCTTCGTGTTGTAGGGAAAGAAAAAGGGAAGGTATGGGATGGTATGCAAGGTAAAGCAGTAGACTCCGTTTTAGGTACTTGTGTCCGAGCCAAACTTGATAAATGCAAAGTCTCAGATTCAGCTCACAGAGAAGTTGACTTTTACCTTATCAGTGGTGAGGGTGTGGATAACGTCCGAACAGTTCTTGAGCTTGCGATTAAGACAGGTATTGTGAGTAAAAAAGGTGCATGGTATTCTTGGAATAGCAACGAGGGGGAGATAAGAGCCCAAGGTCTTAATAGTTTTAAAGAAGCATTGAGTGAAGAACACGTTTCTCAGATCTTTGCTCTAGTAAAACCATTCTTAACAGATCCTAAGAGCAAGAGCGAAGAAGAGAACCCTAACTTAGCGGAAGTCGCTCTTGGTGATTTAGAGGACATGGAAGATATTCTAGGGGATATTTAATGGGTAATGGTCGAGCTTCCATTCTTCTTTTAATCTTCTTTATTTCATTTGTTATTTACGAATTGAACCATGAGAAGCCCGACAAATATATCATGATTTATGTTTGTAAGGATTTAAAAGAGAGACTGTTTTTTATGGGCGAAAAGGAAGACTTTAACAACATCATACTTAAGTTAGGTATAATGGAAGAGAAGTCTTGTTCTCCTAAAAAAATGACGGCTCAAAGTTGGTTTTTAGTTAGAGAAAGACTTAAGCACCGTAATATGGGAATCTTCTAAGGGGGGATAAAATGTTGGTAAAAGTACAGAACTTTCAGTCTATAAAACAAGCTGAAGTAGAAGTGAAAGGTCTTACGGTTATCACAGGAGAAAACAGTATTGGCAAGTCAGCCCTTGCTCGTGCTTTTAACGGGGTTTTTACTAATCTTAGAGGCAATGCCCATGTCCGTAATGGCGAGACTCACTCAAGCGTTTGTGTGGTGTTTGGAGACGGGAATGAAGTCCAATGGGAGAAGGGTAAAAAAGTAAATAAGTATTTAGTGAATGGGAAAGAAATATCAAAGGTAGGTAGTGGAGTTCCCGATGAAGTTAAAGATCTAGGTGTGAGATCGGTTGAAGTTGACGGTCGAGAACTTTACCCACAAATAGCCAAGCAGTTTAAGAGTATATTTCTAATCGACTTACCCCCAAGTGCTTTATCCTCTGCGTTATCTGATGTAGACGTTATTCAACAACTTGAAAAAGCCTCTACTCATGCAAGGTCGGAAGTAAGAGATATTAAGTCTCGAACAAAGATTAAAAGAGAAGACTTAGAAACAGCTCAAACTAATCTCCAATTATATGAAGGTTTTGACTATTCAAAACTTGAAGTATATGAGCGAGAAAAAGATAAGAAAGAAAATGCTGAAAAAATGCTTCAAGAAATTGAAGTTTTAGATCGCAAGAAAAGAATACTGTCCGTAGCAGAGAGGTTTCTTTCTCCTGTAAGAGATGTTGAAATACCCACACCTAACTTTGACAAGTTTAGTCAAATAGATGAAGCCGTAAGAATAAAGAAGAGAAAAATAAAACTTCAAATGGCTACAGGCATGATAGAGGTCGGTTTAGAGAGCTACCACCTACCTGAAGTACCAAAAGTGAATGACATAACTCAACTTGAAGAGTTATTGAAAAAAAGAAAGAAGGTAGAGGTAGAAATCTTGCTTTTAGAGTCTGTCCAAAAGCTAGGAGAAATCGAAGACTACCAAGACAACTCAGATTTAATAAAAAGGATGGAAAAAAGACAGAAGCTTCAGTGGGGGATTGCCCTCGCTGAAAAGGAAATAAACAAAATAGCTAAAGAACTTAAGGACATTCAAAACTTGATTTTAGAAGAAGAGTGTCCAATGTGCTTAAGAAAAGGAGTTGATAAATGCCACGATTAATATGGAGGACAGATGTTCATATGGGAGATCGAACACCTAGAAGAAGGACAGGGGTTTGGTCAGAAGATGTGATTAAGAAGCTGAAGTGGATTGGGAAAAAGGCGAAAGATCTAAACGCAGATGTTGTGCTTGATGGAGGTGATTTTTTTGATGTTAAGTCCCCCACTAAAAACTCACATGATCTTGTGAGAAAGAGTTGCGATGCACATTCAGAGTACCCCTGCCCTGTTCATGTGCTTGTAGGTAACCATGATGTTAAATATGGAAACATAGATTACCTTCCCGAACAGCCTTTAGGAGTTATGTTTGCTTCTAAAGTATTTCAGCAGTTTGGAGATGAGAAAGAAATCATATTAGAAGGTGATGGTGTTAAAGTTAGAATAGTTGGGATACCTTATCATGGTGTAGAATATGATTTTGATCGTCTTTCTAACCTAACTAAGAAAGACGAAGATTATCTCCTAGTAGCTTGCCATTTGTTAGCTAGAAAAGGAAAGATAGGCTCAATGTTTGAAGGGGAAGACATTATAGGTTATGACTTTCTTAATAGTATCCCTCAAGTAGATGGTTGGTTCTTTGGGCATTGGCATAAAGACCAAGGAATCAAAAAACTTAAAAATGGAGCGACTGTAGTAAATGTAGGGTCTTTAACAAGGGGTTCACTTCACCTTGATGACTTAGATAGGAATCCTTGTATCGTTGAAGTTAAACTGACCGCAGAAGACGGTATAGTTTTTACTCGCCATAACGTACCTATCCGACCTTCAGAAAGTGCCTTCAAAATAGAAGAAGCAGTAAGGGAGAAAGAAGATTCAGATCGTATGTTAGAAATAGTTGAGAAGATGAAAACTGTAGCAGGTAAAAGTTGGCAGGGTCTAAACTTAACAAGTAGAGTGAAAGAAATGCCTTTACCTAATGAAGTGAAAGAACAAGTGATTTTTTACCTCGAAAGCACCCTATAGCCAAAAAAATCCTATATATAGTCTTAGCTTCGGTACTGTAGGAGGTGAACTGTGAAGCAAGACGAGAGTAATATGAAGAACATTTATTGGTCGCACATTAAAATGATGAGAGAATGCCCTCAAAAATTCCTTTGGACTAAAGGACATCCTCAACATGATTTAGGTAATGGTCATGGAAACCCTAAGTCCTTACCACCTGAAGAAGACAGGAAGTCTGAACACCATCTATTAATGGGTTCTGTCCTAGCTTCCGTTTCAGAAGACTTCTACAAACACGAACTTTGGCGAAAAGGTTTTGATAAACCCCTAGCTTTAGAGCTAGAGGAAAAAGTTAGAAAGGAATTCGTCTTTCAAGAGCAAAAAAGATATTGCTTATGGAACTATATGACTCGTGAAGACTGTATTGAACTTTGCGTGTCGGGTATTCAAAACTTTCTTCAGATTGTTCATGAAAATAAGTTCTTGGGTCGATCAAACCATCCCGAATATAGAATGACCCCCTCCGTCAACAAGTACTTTAATGCTTGTGGTATAGCTGACCTCGTTTATAGAGATCGACAAGATAAAATACATATCCTTGATGGAAAGAACGCTACCACGCCAGGCAAATATGAAGACCCCGACCAACTGCGATGGTATGCTCTGTGCTTCAGACTACAGCATAACCAACTCCCTGAAAGTGTCGGCTTTTATTACTTTCGATACCCTAGCGATAACCCCCCATCAGAGCTAAAGTTCGTTGATGAGAAGTACCGAGAGAATTGGACAGGTTATGTAGAAGTCCCCATTGAGGCCACTGACATCAAAAGACTCGCTAACGAAGCTATTCAGACTTCTAAAGCCATTAACAGAGGTGTGTTTGAACCTAATCCGATACCTAAACACTGCTCAATGTGCAACTTCGAGTCTGTGTGTGAAGAAAGACAAGCTCAAAAATCAAGAAATGCGGCAAAACGAGGATTAAGAAGAGCTAAAGTACCCAACCCTGTTGAGGGGGCTGATGGTTTTTTGGAATTTTCGATGGGTAAAAAAGACAACCTTTAAACTAATTCTGATATAGAAGAGTATCCATGTTTTTTACTAATGAAAGGATCAGCTTTGGATGACTCTATGGAAGACCTCGTAAAGAAAAGAGAGTCGCTTGAAAACCGTAAAGCCAAACTTACGGGCAAACTTGAAGCGGCGAAGTCATCTCTTTCTGAGATCGACAATCAACTAAAAGAAATGGGTCTTAACCCTAATGATTTAGAGCTTGAAATCTCTCGATTAAAAAGAGAAAGACAAGTAGCACTCAACAATTTCACATCTGCTTTAAATGAAGCAGAGCAAGTTATCTCCACTATTGAGAATAGGATTAAAACTCTATGATGAAAATCAGCAAAAACGACCTCAAAGAAACTCTTTCAATCGCCCAAGCAACGCTTGGTAATGGCCCAGACATTACTTCTCATTTCTTATTTGAGAAAGTTGGAGATGAAGTGTTTGTGTCTGCTTGCAACCCTCCTCGTATCTATTCTTCTATCCCTTTGAAAGGGTGTAAGATTGACGAAATCAAACCCGTTGAGGGTGAAGAGGGAAACGTTGAGGGTGAAGAGGAAAACGGAGAGGCCACTGAAAAGGGTGACGCTTTCCAATCCTTTACCTTAGAAGGGAAGCGTATTCTTAAGGCAATCAATGCTGTAAATGGCTTACTGTCTATAGAAGTAGATAGTGGGTCTGTGAGTATCACCTCAGATAAAGGTACTCTTGAGTTGTCTTCTCTCGATCCTACGGTCTTCCCTCCTTGGAGAGAGCTTCTTTCTGCTTCCACTCTTATGACTAATGTCCCTGCAAATGTAATGCATGATACTTTGAGTATCTCTAAGCCATATGCGTCAACAGACGAAACACGCAGACCTGAACTCGCTCAGATTTTATTCACAGATGGTATGGCTTTTTCGTGTGATGGATTCGGTCTTTCTATGGCTAAGTCAGATAACTTTAACGATCTAGAAGCTAAGTTCCACCTCAAAGACATATCACCTGCTTGTAAGTATTTGAAGTCGTATGACGGACATAGTATTAAGGTATTGAAATCAACAAAAGCAACTTTCCTCCAATCTGAAGACGGAGGTGTTTTTGGTATGATGGAAGTGCCTTTTGATATGCCGAAAGCGATCACAGCTCGCTATATCGAAGCTTTTGATTGGATTCCAAGACGTGTGTGGCGTATCAAGAAAGATGAGTTTAACAACTCTCTTGATTTCTTGTCTTCGGGTGCTGATGAGTCCAACCTTAAAGTTACACTCATTGACTCTGAATCAGAGTCTCTTTCCCCTCCTCGTCTTGAAATGCTTTCTGTAGGAAATAACGTGCAGATGTATAGCCTTGAACCTGCTGAGTTAAGTGTTGAGCTTACCGATGACATTGATCTCAATACTATTGAAGACTTAGGTGA